CTCATACCCTTGAGCGTAAAGATGGATAATTGCTATTTTGGTTAATTCCGATAAAACTATTTTTTGTACTCTTTCAATACTTCGTGCAAAACGGATATCTTGTTGTGCAAGTGTTGCTTTACCTTCCACACCCTCTTCGTATCCAATAAATGCTTTTGGAACTTTAAGAGCGGCCATCATTCGGTTTTTTAAATAATTTATATCTTCAATCCCCGTAAATTCCATACCACTTAAAGTATCAATTTGAGTACCAGACTGACCACCTCTTACGGGTAAGTAATAATCTTCTAACATATTCTGAATGTTGAATTTAAGATTATAATCCCCAGTTTGTTGGTCTACATACGGAATTTTTTTCATTTGGTCAATAATATTCCTAATGTGTTGGTCAACCTCATTTGGTGGAATATTACCAACATCAATTTTAAAGACCCTCTTTTCAGGTGCTCTCATAATACGATGAATCAACATCGCATCTTCCATAAGGGTTAATTGTTTCCAAGTCTTTCTTGCTGGCTCTAAAAGTGAACGGCCGTATGGTAAAAAGTTTGTATCTGAAAATAATCTAAAGTGTGCTATTTTATAAAATGGAATATAATTATGAAAATCGTTTTGAGATTTTTGGTAATTAAATCCTGTAGCACCACCTCCAAAGGTTGTCATTTTAAAGCGAACTTCAAATGGATTATCTTCATTAAACCCTTCTTCTCTTTCAATCTCGTATGCTGATATGGGTGATACGTTTACAATTCCAACACCCTCTTCTATATCCAAATTTAAATAATAATCACCATATTTGTTCATCCCCCGAATCCATGCCCATAAATTAAACTCAATGTTTAGGACATCGTAAAAAAGGTTGTGTAGTATTTTTTTGATATTTTCATCATCAGAGTTAATTCGTAAAACATCACCTATATCGTTTTTAAGCGTACATTCATCTGAGTATATATCCAACACCGATGCGATAATTGAATCTTTATCCATTGCTTCATAATCGGTATATAGCTCTAATCTATTGGATGAATAGTTGTATTGGTTATTATATGTTTCCCAATTTTGGCGGGTACTATGCAATCTACCAAATCTATCGTAGTAAGATGTTCCTTTTATGTTACCTTGTGATTGTAATCTTTGTGTGTCAATTGCACGAGTCTTACCTTTACCAACTCTCCTTATAACAACTTGCGTTGAAAAAAGTCTTTGCAATCTACCGAATAATGATTTATCTGCCATAAATATAAATATAAATTTTTTACAATAACCAACTTAAGTCAACATCGTTACCACGAACATCCTTCATCAAGTACGGGTTTTGTGTTTGATTTCTGCTTGAAAATACTCCTGGTTGGTTTGAAGATATTTTAGTAATATGTGTTAATGCACTTCGGGTTAAATCCATCCCCTGCTGTCTTAATTTAAGAGCCGTATCTCTTACCCAAAGACCTGTAGAAAAGGATATAACCAAGTCATCATTGTAACCTCGTTGTGCTTCTGCCTTTGGCCCATTCCAAATAAACACAAACAATTCATCTAATAACCTTTTAGAACGAATTATGGGAGATTTTTCTCTCATATAAGTATCTAACTTTGATATAATTAATGGACGGGTTTTTTGTGTTATTGAAAACCCTGGCACCATATCTTCTTTTTGTTTTAAATCCCACCCACGCCTTAAATGGATGTCCTCATCTACATACCCCAACTCTCTATACGAATAGTAAAGGTTTTGATAATTACGGTCAATAGCTTCTTGGATTACCGCCCACCCAATGTTTGCATTTTCAATTACTAAAAGAGCGTTATTCCACTCCGTTGCAACTGATGTTAAAAATGCTCCATATTGTTTTGTTTCTATCTTACCCCTATACTCTGCTACCTGTTCAATTCTTTCAACATCTATGACATGAAATGCGGAATAGTCTGCACCATCACCCCTAGCAACGTCGGCAACAACAATATAGTTTTTTTCATAGTTTGGGTAATCCCATATCCAATAATTTGCATCAAACCCACGCTTTTCAACGGGTTCGGTAATATGGGTTTCACTATACCACTCTAACACACTACCATCAACAACAGTGTAACCTGATGATATAAAGTCAGTATCACATTCTTGTGCAGCACCTTTTTCACCCAATAATCGGGTTTGTTCATCTCTCCATCGTTGATTTCTTTCGGGGTGAACTGTCCAATGTAATCTTGTTGGGTGCCATTTATCACCTTGCTCACCCTGCAACCAAACTTTATGAAAGAAATTACCTACACCATTTGGTGTTGAAAGAACGATAGCACCACCACCAGTTGATAATGTTGATTGTGCTGATAACCATATCTCTTCAATACCTTTGATAAATGCAGCCTCATCAATAATCAATAATGAAAGTGCTTCAGAACGGCCTGCTGTTTCAGTTGCAGAAACTGCTTTAATCTGAGAACCATTCTTTAATCTAAGTGATAATTTGTTATCTTCTGCCGCAGGAACTTTTAACCAACTTGGTAGGTTATCATACATAAACCTAACTTTGGTTACAAGGTTTTTTGCTACATCCTGTGTGGTGGCAATTACAAGTATGTTCTTATCTCTATGAAACAGCATTAACCAAGTAGCATATCCAGCACTAATAGTGGATATACCTAATTGGCGTGATTTAAGAATAACATTGAAACGATGTTCTTTAAAACTATCAATCAATCCCTCTTGGAAATCATAAAGATTAAATAGTATTTTCCCTCTATGGGGGTGTTGTATGTAACAGTATTTTTTAAAAAAGTATACTGGGTCTTTTGCACACTTTACATACTCATCGGATATTAATTCCTTTAAAGTTTTAGCAGCCATTAGTTTATTTACTTATTTGCCAATAAATCTTTCCTGTAAAGTTTGGGTTTAGTTCATTATCTATCCCAGCACCAATTGCAAATGATTTTCTTTTTTTGGTTCTAATTAATAATTCACCATTGGCAATCATATAATTTCTACTCCCCACGAAACCACCACCCAAATAGATTTCTCTTTTGTTTATTAAAATACTATGAGTAACAGTCTTAGTAGGAATAACAACATTTGTTATAGATTGGCGTGATTGAATTTGATTTTGTGAAATTGTATCTTTTAATACTACATATCCAAATGTATCTACTGCAATGGTGTCCTGATAATAATATTTTGAATAGTAATCTGTTAAAAGAGCCATTGTATCAATTGGTTCGGTTTGATTTACTATAAAACTATCAATATCAATTACAACTCTATCTTGCCATTTCGGCACATAAACTTTTGATTCATTGGTAATAGTATCGTATTTGTATGCCACCGTTGTTACGGTGTCTATGGTAGGTTCGTTGTTAAAAATTCCTTTAACAAAGCCCATAGGTAATTTATCCCTAAGTAAAAATAGGGCAATTAATACTACTATTACTAGTCCAAAAATTTTAGATATTTTCATTGTTTTTCTTCTGCTTTTTTTGTTTCGCTCTGTAATTATTTCTTCTTTTTGGTTTTGGTTTTTGTTCAACAACAGCTTCGGCTTTAGGTTCTTCGGCAACAGGTGTTGCTTTTTTAACTTCAGCTTTTAGCTCCTCAACGATTGCTCCTACCCCCGTTGGTGATAATGCACCAACATATCTTACCGATGATGAAAAAATTGATTCTTCTGGATATGGATGTATCACTGTTTCAACCTTCTTTGGTTCGGTTTTTTGACCAAAAATTAAACGAAATAATCTTTTTAAAATGTTCATAACTTTTCCTCCTATTTTTATAAATATTGATTTTAATTTTATTAAAGTAATTTTGATATTAAATACGATGCTTTATCAATTAACAACCGATTGTATGGGCTGGATGTTATTATTGGTAATGCGTTTACAATATCCATTTTTGATTTTATATACATCTTTGATTTAGGGTCATTTTCAAACTTTTTAGCACCCCAAAGGTGATATATTGATTGATTCAATAATTTATGAGCATCTTCTGATTCGGAATCTAAATCAAATGTATAAAAAGATTGATTGGTATAAACTACAGGCACCAATGCTTTTGTTTTAATTTTTTTTAATTGTTTTGAAAGTGCTGCCAAAAACCATTGCTCCATTATTATTTGCGGTGATGAGTCAGCATACAATAACTCTTTTTCTTTTGTCATATTTTTTACTTCACCACTTGCTCCCAATACAAATTCAAAGTATTGAGTTACATATTCTGTCTTAAATTTTTCATTGAACATTCCAACAACAGCACAATTCATTGGAAAAGAATCTTTAAAAGAAATTATTCGTTTTTTATCCCACTTCCAATTACCTGAATGTTCTATATCCAATGGATTACCATATGTGGTTGGTGATTCTCTATGAAGATATAATAAATCACATCCAGCCGATTCTTTCTTTAAATTTTTATACAAAACCAAATCAGTATCATAGATAATAAATGGAGTTTTTAATTTTGACATTGCCCATATTTTTGGAGATGCCCAAAAGTTGGATGATACTTTATCGTATGGATAATCATCAAAATAATCAGTAATAACCCCATCGTAAAGTGGAGTTATATTCCAACTATCGTAAAATTCTTTTGATTTTTTATCGGTTATTAAATAAAGTGGTGTATCAGCATTATGAGTTTTGTGAACAATACACGAATACATCTGAACTAATAACTCAAAAGAGCCGGGTGGTCTATTTTCATTAACCAAAAAGACATGGTATGAATTCATCGTAACTTATTTACAATAAATATAGAATTAATATCTATTAATTCAATAATTTGATATTTACTTCAAGTGGTGTATTTCCACGTATGATTCTATGATAAGTTTCTTTTTTAATTTTAAATTTATCACCAGGCTTTAATTCAATTGGTAGTTGATTATCAGATTGAAACATCCACCCATTACCACTTACAACTTCTACTAACCTATCTTCCCTATCTCTATGCCAAACCAATTCTGAATTATCTACATTTGGTTTAAATACCCTACGAAGATTATTTTGGGACCTGATTTCGGAATAAGGTCTTTTCATATTACCAATATGAGTTTATATCCTCACCACCGCCGATTTTAGACCAATGGCGGGGTAGATTACAAGACCAATAACCTGGCGATGTTTTATCGGTTTTCTCGGGACAATTATGTCTATCTGAAAACGCTTTCCTTGCCTCTGGGTCATTTATTTTCGCAGTTAATCCACCCTTTACATCCCCAAAGGTTACTTTTCTGATGTTATCACTTGATGGGTCTTTTACATATACCACATACTTTTTACCTTCATCTGGATTTCTTTTTGGTGAATTTAATTCTACTTCCCTTCCCTGATATTCTGCTTCAACCAGCATTGGGAAATCCAATAAAACTTTCTTACCCTCATACACTGCAACCTTACCCAAATCAGAATCTAAAAACCATTCATCACTTTCGTTCATCGGCATGAACTGACCGTTTCTCCACAACTCCCTACATTCGTTTACCAACTTAAAAAATTTAGGAGAACCATATCTAAACACATTTTCAGAAAGTGGTTTTTTATTTTTCAAATGCCATTCCAATCCCTCACTAATTCTTTTCTTACTCTCACCCAAAGGATTACCATTTACATTCAACTCACCATTCAAATAATGTTTTGCATTTACCATCAACTCTTTTGCACGAATAATATCAGATTGCCACCAATGAGGAAAATCAATCTCTTTATCGGATTTATCAAATTGATTTAACATTTCGTAAAGTTCTTTTGCATATTTTGCAATACGAAACAAATCAGCTTTTAACATATTAGGTTCATCATCTTGATGCCCTAAATCAATATCTTCAGTTAAACTTTTTAACTTTTTTAATTTAGTTGTTAAATCAGCCATTTTATTCAAATGGGCTTTTTGAGAAGCAGTTCTTTTATTTTGAGGTATTTTACTAAAAGCAGCGGTATCTTTGGCATTATCTTTTAATGTTTTCTGAATACTCAGCATTTCCTTTTTTTGTGCTGCTTGTTCTTTACCTGCCTTTTTAACAGAGGATGTGGCGGGTTCATCATCATCATCATCAACTTCGGTTATTACAGGATATTTTTTTCCGTTGAATTCAAACTCTTTCAACCCTTCTTTTCTTGCATTATAAAGCGCTCCAGTAAACGCGTTACCTTCGTTTATATTATCTTGTGCAAGAATTTGAATATCTTTTATATCACCAACAAATGGGCCTTTTAAGGTTTTAATAGTTACTTTGTTTCCCTGAATCTTTAAAACCATCCCAGTTTTATTTTTTGATTTAAAGTGAACAAAATCACCAACTTCAAATCCTAAATTTTCGTTGGCTTCATCTACAGATTCTTCGGTTTTCCAACCACCACCGGCCGCTTTGTATTGTTTCGCAGCCCAACCATTGGCATATGCACTGGGGTAAACGTCAAACTTTTTCTTTGCTTGAGATTTATAATAATTCCATTTTGCTGGGTCGGTTGGAACATTCTTTTCTACTATTAATTTCATTTCTTACCTCAAATTATGGAACATATTTTGGAATATTCATCTTAACAAATTGTTCAAAATCCTTTGGGTCCGGTCCATTTGCACGAATTTCAAATCCTGTAAGGTTTTTGTTTCCTAAAATTAAATAACCTTTTGATGTTTCCCAATTTTCAGGTTTATCATCATCCATATTATCAAATTGATTTGGTAGATAGGTAACTAACACATTAAATATAACATGATGTCCACCAACAATCGAACTCATTGTTGGTTTAACTGGGGTGTTCCCAACTCTGAATTTTCTAATCATTATCCCGTATCCTTTGCCGGGATTTTCGTATCTTCTAAACCAATTATCGGTTTCTAAACGATATATTGCGGTGTTGCTTGTAACTTTTCTCATCAGGATTAACCTAACAGTTGTATCGTTGTAAGAATCTCCTGGCTTATTTCTTAAGTCTTTAACTGTAAAATCAGTTGAATAAACCCCTTCGTTAGTTAATTCGGATTTTACAACTTTATTAATTAACTGCTTTAATTCGTTTAGTTTCATTGTTTGATTCCTCTTTGATTTATATTTTAATAGTGTTTATCATCGTATCCGCCTAGCATTCTTGCCTCATGAATAATATCAGCAACTAGACTACCCAAGTTCTTCCAATCCCAATTTATATTTTTTTGCTTACCAATTTTCATTAAGTAAGTTTCTAAGTTAGCAACCGAATCTTTAAGATCTTTTTCATTTACTTGTGTTGTGGTTACAAGCGGTCCTTCATTTAAAGCCTTTTTGGCTTCCTCTCTGATTAACTTTCTTAGTTGTGATACTTTCATTGTTTGTTTCCTTTTTGTGATTTATATTATATAAATATAGTGTTTGTTTATTTCCAATATCGGTGTACTAAGCACCAGTCTTAACAAAAACAGGCTTTTGACCTTTTGATTGTTCACCACCCTTTTTAGCATCTCCAGCTTTCTTTTGGGCTGCTCTTTTCCTTTTTACAAACGCTGCTCTTCCTTCAGGCCCTAACTTATTAGCCTTTTCTTTAGAAAGACAGGCTGAATAAGATTCTCCCTCTTCAGCATCACCACACTTACCTAATTTTTCACCTGTAGTTGAATATCTATCCCAACCACCGCCTGTGGTTGAACCGGTCTTACCCTTACCAAACCACCCTCTTAAATCTTCGTTGATAATCTCTCTTACTACACTTCGGATTAATTCTCTAAGCTGTTGTTGTTTGTTCTTCAAGTTCTTGCTCCAATTTTTGGATATAATCTTTACGCAACTTTTCAAAATCAGAATCTACTTTTGATAAAAGTTCATCCATATTAAACCCATTCCATTCTTCAACCGAACCATTCTCGTTGATGAACTTCATTTTTAACGCAACTTTAAGGGCTTCTTTTTCAAATTCAGCCTGCTTTAACCATGCTTTCGCATTCTCAAGCATTTTCTTTTTTTCATATCTATCATACTCCCCACTCATTCGTAATTTTGATTCCATACTTAATACACAATCAAAACACATCCCGTGAAAAGCACGCATTTTTTCATCCAACCTTTTTGGGTTTTTACAGTCGCAAGTTTCCTTCACACAATTAGGGAACTTTTTCAAGTCCTGCCTAAGTTGGTGAAGCTTACCGAGTTTTACTTTATACCCAGCTTTTTGCTCCCACATATCCCCATTTTCATCCTGCCATTGTTCACCGATTTCTCTGCGAACATAAGTAGGATTTTCTTCAAAACCAATGGTTGTTCGTGTTTGGGTTTTATGTGTACCCGCCAACATTTCAGTAACCGCTTTTGTGTTTTTTAATTTACTACTTTTCATAACTTATTTTAATATAAATATCTAAATCAATAGAACAAACCTAAAATCTGATTTAATGGTGCGAAACTTCCAGTTAATTTTAAAGTCATGCCCTTATATACAAAAACGATTCCCTCATTGGGAACAATCTTATCAACACCACCCAATGCAGCCATTCTTTCAAGTTCTAATTGTAATTTCTTTATCTTTTTTTCATCCCCACCTACTTTAACATCTTTAATAGTTTGGTCTAATCGTTGCTTCATATTACGAACTGCTTCATCAGGATTTGCAGTCAGTACTGAACTCATCAACGATAACACTTCCGCACCCACGCCTAAGAATATATCTTCAAATGGTCTGATATTATCCTTTGATATTTTTTGATGATCGTTTTTATCTACACCCTGCGCCCAATTCAATACTTTTTCAGATTTGATGTTGTTTTTATTCAATGTAAAACTTTTATCAAAAAATGCCCATCTTTTTATCAATCCCTCTCGTGTTGATTTATCCAATTTTTCAGGAGTATTTTTATCTACATAATCACCCCACCAAGCCTGATGATACTCTGCCATTCCATCACTATCTTTTAAACCAAATTTAGATTGTAAGTTTTTTAACATCCCTGAGTATTTTGGTTGTAACTTTTCTAAATTTACATCTTTTGGTAATTGTGTAATTGGTGGTCCTTGTATCTTATACTTTTCTTGTACATCCTGGTTGATTTGTTTAATCATCCCCGCCAATATTTTTGCATCGGATTGTTCTGCTCCAACAGCTACACCCGATTCATCGTATTCAGTTGTGTTATGAAACACCAAAAGCGCCTGTCCATAAGGTATCACATTTACGGAGGTTGGATAGATAACTTCCAAATTCATAAACTTTTTACCTTGCGCGAATATCTTATCCCTTTGTGCTTTTGATAACCCCTTTATTGCCACTTCTAAGTCCCTCATAGCAAAGTTGTAAGCATCGGTTAGTCCACCCCTACCCCCAAACTTTGAAGCAACATCAGCGATTGACATTGCTTTCTCACCCATGTTAGCGAGGTGCCCTTTGTTCCTTGCTGCGATTAACCCTCTATCATCTCGCCAACTAATAGCAAGCGCTTGCCCATCGGTCTTTTCGCGTGTCAATTCTAAATCACCTTTTAAGGCTTTTGTTATTATGTTTTTTAAATCACCAAAAGTTAAATCCAATTCCATATCAAATGGGTGATTCATGTGTCCGTATGCCCCGCCCTCTAATAAGAACTTAGAAAACTTTCTACCAATTTTTTCTAATAATCTGAATTGTCTTTCATTAATTCTTTGTATTTTGTTATTGGTAGACCACTCAACAATTTCATGTCCTAATTTTGCGTAAGCTTCCTGTAACTCTTCATCCTTTACCCCAGTAATATCTACAGTGTTATCAAGTGGAGCATCAGGCGGTGCTGCATCTAATGGTGAGGTCGCTGTATCAGCCGTTACAAAATCTTCGGTTTCAGGAATATCTAAAAGGTCATCCATTGTGAAAACTTTTCTAGTGCTACTATATTGATAGAAATCCCCAGTACCTTTTGCGGATTTGCTGACCATTACATCTGCTTTTGGAAAATCTACTTGTATGTATCCACCATTGACAAACCAATAATCTCTTTTTTGTGCCTGCGGCCCTAACCCCAAAACTCTTCTTTTATTAGGAACTACATACATTGCATCAGGTTCACCTGAGTCTGCTACATATCCACCACTTAATGTTGATTCTGTCAATGCTTTTATATCAAATGTCTTAAAGAAATGTTCCATCAAAGATTCTACCGCTATCAATTTCTTTGTTATCAGATTGTATATTTGTGGGTTGAATTTTGGATATGCTTTTTTAAATCCTGCTTTTCTTTTAGATTCATCTCCCACCGATAACCACTTTCTTACATCCGTTCCACTTATCGCATTTGGTTGTGCGGGTGATGTGTAAACATATCCATTTTCTTCATACCCAGTAGCAGGTTTGAATCCTGCTCCATTGTGAAACTTTTTGAAATATTTACCACCCAATCTTGCAGCATCCTTTTCTCCAACCACAGTTACAAATGCGGTTGTTTTAGGTGAGAATCCACCTAATACTTCGGTTGGATTGTATGGGTTTTTTACTTGAACTACTTTATTTGCTGGGATACCAAACATTGTAGTCATTATTTTTTTCTTCTCTAAAAAGTTAAAAGGGTCTTTCGGTCCACCACTTTTGTTGGATGTTCCAATCCAAACATTATTTTCGCCAAACTTTTGAACTAAATGCGAATAAGTTGCGTAATGTCCTTTGTGGAAAGGTTGAAACCTTCCTGCGTACACAACCACTATATCTTTTATTTCTTCGGTTAATACACCTTTAATCCATTCTTTTATTAAATTTCCCATATAGATAAATATATAATTTATTTTTGTTTACTATTATGTATATGATGATGAATAGTATGGTAAAAATATTACCTTATCAACACTTACACCACCATCGCTAACCAATCTCATTTCTAAAAACCCATCAGCATCTGCTAAAACAGTGGGCATTCCAGTTCTATTAGCATTTCTTAATATCTGAACTTCACCCGATGTCCAACTACTCTTATTCTCTGCTTCTAAAAAGCTAGCTGATGGTAATGTTGTACCATTCCAACTATCTGAAAGTCTTAACCCAAACCTACCATCACCAGTATCATAAACTACATTTGTAACATCAACTTCGGATATTGCTACCAAAAGCGAACTACTTAAACTTGTAATTTCACTGGATAATGAAGAGCTTGTCAACGTATAAGAACTACTTAATTCAGTAATGGATGAATTTATATTATTAATTTCAGTAGATAGTGATTGACTTAGTTCGGTTATATCACCTCCACCAGAACCACTAGCCTGACTATCATATCCTTTAAAATAATAATTGGATAATACCGATTCGTAGTTTGCAAAATCATTTTGCGAATTCAAATACTCAACCTTAATATCATTTGCTATATTTTTATTTGTAGGGGTGTATATAAATGTGTGGGTTGATTGGGTTAGATTTGTTTTTGAATCAGAATATATATCCATTGCAGAACCTGTTATTGGTTCGTATAGTAATTTTGTTCCTATTAACTGATATTCCGTTAGTGTACCACCCGTTGCTCTAGACCTGATATATACATTTATTTTATCAACATTACCAACAATTGGGTTTACATCCCTTATTGTGATGTGTGCTAATGATTGTGAAAATAAAGTGGCCGAACCAGTACTAATAGTTTCCACTACAAAACTTCCAGTAGAAAATAAGGTAAATGTTTTAAATAAAGATTCGGTTTTAGTAGTCACAGAAGATGTTAGTGGGTTGGCTACCCTAACTTTTCTACTTGTTATTAGTGATTGTAATGAAGCAGTGTAATTTACAGGTTTTAATAATCCAGCACTTACTTCTGCCGATGTAAGTTGTGGTGATAATGTTACATTTTGTAAATTAATTTTTATTTTACCACCAACCCAATTTGGATTTAGTTGGTAGTTTGGTGTTTCTAAAAACACGTTTGCCCCACCAAAATCAGATGTATAAATTATATTCTGATTTATAGTTTCACTTACTGTTTGAGCTTCATTTAAACCTTGTGTAGGTATTTCTCTGTAAAATGAAAACGATTCCGATACAAATATTGTTGGTACAGAGTTTGAATTTTTAAAAACTATTGGTGATTCTGAGCGAACTTCCCTACTTACAGAAAACCTTCTACGCCATCTAATATTTATAACATCTTTGAACTCATCGGGTATTTCTTCACCAACAGCAGTTCTTTGTGCTATACCACAAATTATTATTTCACCAACACCATTTGGTGTATTGTATAAATCATTTCTTTGACCGTATATCCAAACTGATATGTAGCGTGATAAATCACCTGGCGAATAATCGGGTATTTCATAGTAAATTGGTTCGCTGTTTATATCTAATATTTCAATATATATTTGCGAATCAGGTTTTAATGTAAACCTATTTGGTTTTACACGTATTGCATTCTTACCTCTACCAAAAAATGTGGGAAATTCCTTTATACCAAAATACTCATCGGATGTTGTTGAATTATCCTCTATGTAAACTGGTATTGATTTTAGGTTTTCTTTAAATCTTTTTCTAAATTGTAACGACATTCATTTCCCCTATATCTATAAGTATTTTATTGAAGAAAAAGAATTTATTTTATTTATGTCAATTATTTGGTCTACCATATCCCTCGTTTTATCTATGTGGGATATCGTAATAATAAAATCAAATTGAGTTTTTAAATAATCAAATAGCAAATACAAAGAATTAAAATTATCAGTATCCAGTGAACCAAACCCCTCATCAATAGCGATAAAGTTTGGACGGGGTAGGTTGGATATACTAATTAATGCGGTTCTGATTGCGATTGAACTCACAAACTTTTCCATACCACTTGTCAACTCTAATGGCCAATACTTATCATCCCCATAACAAATATATGAGTTGATGTTTTTACCATCGGTATCTAATATGATTTGGAAATCCACTATAGGTTGAAGAATATTGTTAATTTCAATCTCCAACTTTGGTAATATTTCTGATATCAATCCATATGGAATACCATCCCGCTTAACCGCTGATAAGTAGTGTTCGTATCCATTATATTTTAATTCCATTTGATTTAATTTTTTTACAGATTCATTTACAGATTCAATTGTATTTTTTTGAACACGTAACTCACCCAACAAATCTATTAAATCGGTTGTAACCCTATTTAATTCGGATTGAATTTCCAATCTTTTTTGTTTTAGTGAATTAATTTCTTCATTAAGTTTGGCGTTGAATTCAACTGATTTTTCTTGCTTTTTGGCTTTTTCAATGTTCGCAGATATTTTTTCGTATTGAGATTCGTATTGATTATAATCGGATTTAGAATCATTTAATTCAGATAAAAGATTGTAGTATTTGCGGTTTACCTCTTGCTCTTTTTCTTTGACCTGATTTACTTTTTCTAACACCATTTTTACATCACACCCCTTTTGTGTTTGAACTTTTTCTGATAGTTCGGTTTCTAATACGGATATCTTTTTAGTTAGTGTTACTATTTTAGTTTCCAATTCCAAACTTTGTTTTGCAAATGGAGTGTTTTTATTTTTAACACAATGTTCACAATTATCATCGTATGTAAAAGAACCAATACCATCCAAATGCTTTTTGGTGTGTGATAGTTCAATTTGATACTTTGATATGGTTTGTTTTATTAATGCGATATCCCGCTCTAAAACACGCCATTCATTATCTTTTGCTTTTAATTCATCTAAATCATACTCTTTATAGAACTCACCAATTCTTTCAAGCTTTTCCTCTAATGGTTTTACTTGGGATTGTAACTCCCTTATATTGGATGATATTGTTCCTATAGAATTCCTACAATCTTTTAATTCAGCATTTAATAACTCTAAGTCCAAACTACCATCCACCACAATTAACTTTGCAGACTTATCTTCAATTTGGTCGTGTATATTGTTAAGATTAGTTTCAAAATCTATTTTTTTGTTTTCCAAATCAGAAATAGAACCTGTTATAGATTGAGATGCTAATTCGGCCTTAGCCAACTTTGTTGGAAAATCTTGCCCCTTATAATCTTTCAGTAAGGTTGATAACTCTTTTATTTCTTCACTTGCTACTGAATACAATTGCTCAAACACATCCATATCCAAAAATTGAGCAAGTAACTCTTTTCGTTCTTTTTGTGATTTATCAATAAAGCCACTATTGTTAAATTGAGTTGAGAGAGCAGTCAATATGAAATCATCATATGTTCCTACATACTGCCTAATAACTGAATTTGTATCTCTTCGTTCATCACCATTCAAACTTTCAATATCACCCATATCATTGAATGTGTAAAATTGAGTATCAACTTTTACAGTTCCCTTTTTGGTGGATTTATTTGCGGTTCTCTCAATTACATAATCCCTGCCATTTAGTTCAAAGATAAACTTACAATAAAAATTGTTTTTAGAATAATTCATCACATCAACTGCTTTTGATGTTCGGGAGCACTTATCAAAAATACAAAAGGCAAGAGAGTCCCATAGAGAAGATTTACCACTTGCGTTGGGAGCAAATACACCATACGCCCCTTTCATATTTTGAAAGTTTATATAGTTATCTTCCCCATAAGAAAACATATTTGAGAATTGAAATTCTTTTGGAATCCAAACCGAACTCCGAATTGCATGAGGATTTACAATCTTTGAGTTTATATCAGCGTTTATACCTTTGACAACTTCTAAAGATTCTGAGTCAATACCAAACTTTTGGGTCAAATAATCTTCCAATAGTTTATTTTGAAATCCAACATCCCTTACATTGTGTAGAGTTATATGTTCTCGTTTTCCAACTTCGTTTGTAGATAAAACTTTCTGAATACTTAACTCTTCTATTTCATATTTCTTTTTTAAAGAAGATACAATTTTATTCAACTGTGATGTGGTTGTATCTTTAACCCTTAACCTTAATCTTGGCTTTGGGCAAATATAATTATTTGATACGATTTTACCATCTTCAATATCAATAGTCCCATACCCATACGCATTCTCAATATGAACGAATGTGGAGGACTTTGTTGATACATCCCATACCAATATCCCGTGCTCAGGGTAAATTGATTCTGAGTGGTTCTGTGTAATCAGGGAGCCTGGGTACTTTATAGTATCCACACCTGATACTGAATTATTGGGAACATGGATATCTCCCAAAAGAACAATATCATATCCTTTAAAAGAATCCACCGTAACTTTTTTGTTATCAATCTTAAATCCATGCTCAGTTTGTATTCCATCAACGGGTCCGTGATAAAGAGCGATTTTAAAATCCCCATCAACGCCCGAACTATTTGTAAATCCATCCGATGAATCAAATACTGATTTGTGTGCGAATACGATGCCACCAAACTCAAAGGTTGTAGTGTTTTTGTAGTAATATAAGTTTGGGTGATTTAAAGCATCAACAATTGGTGATAACGCATCTAACCGAGAAGGATTATTGAGATTTGCATCGTGATTACCAGGAATTAAAATGGTAGGCATGATATCGGATAGACTTCTCAAAAAGTTTTGAGTCATATGTACCACCTCCGGCGTCATATCGGTTTTAGCGTGAACTATATCCCCAGCTAATACAATAGCAGAATCTTCAGTTACAACTGATTTTAAGTAATCATATAAACGATTAAAAACTAAAGAATACTCTTTATGTCTTTTTAAGTTTCGTATATGAACATCCGCAATATGATAAATCTTATTTAACTTTTTCATTTTCTCCTAAACATTTTATACTCCACTAAACTTAACAAGTTCAATTCGGGTGTATTGTATATTTTTGTGTTTATCTTATCGTAACCTAATTCAGATGCGTCCTCTGAATCTAACTGAACTAAATGAACTTTAATCCCCCAACCCATTAGTTTTTCGCATAGTTGGATAGAGTTATTAATAGCATCGGAATCTAAGCAAACATAGATACGGGATACTTTTTTATCTAAAATTTTCTTTTCTAATTTAGGTGGAATGGTTTTACCAAAAATAGGAATTGCGTTTCTACGAATTGCGATTGCGTCAAAAACACCCTCACAAATAACAATTGGTTCATTCCAATTCACATACAAATCAAACCCAATAATATCTTTGGATACTTTTGGATTTTTATGCTTTTGCGGTGTATCATAAAAAGCCCTACTAACAAAGTAATTTAACATACCATCTGAATCGTATGAGGGAATAATAATTTTATTGCTATATTCCCCTTCAACACAATATCCAATTCCATACTTAACAATATCACCAGGTCGGATTCCTCTACCTAAAATGTAATTTAAGGCATGCGAATAAATAACGGACTTGGATGATTCCCAAAGAGGAGTAAACTCTTTTGGTAGTTGAACAAATGTTTGTTGTTGTGTTAGTTGTTCAGTCGGCTGTGTGTATTTTCTAATGTTTCTGAAAATAGAATTGTATTCATCCCATATTTGCGAAGATACATTTAGTTTTTTGAAGAGAGAACGAATCGTTTTTCCCTTTTCATCCGATATCCAACAATGCCAAGGGTTATCACCAGCAGCTGTTGTTTTTATGTTTATTTCAAGCTTTGGTTTGTAATGTTCGGCAAATGGTGAATAAAAAGCATAGTTATCCCCAGTGGTTTTTTTACTTTTACCCAAAACCCGTTCTAATAACTCAATCAATCTTTCTTCTACCATTTCTTAAATCGTAAGTATAAATATACTTTGGTAAGTTAGTAATTATTTTTACATTCTCATCACCCGCTTTGTATCTCCTATTTATTTCAACCCCATAAGGTCTATCCAACATAGAAAGGGTTCTAATGTGAAATGATTTACCATCCACCTCCAATGATTTTGATGGAGATGTTTCACCTAAATAATTAAAATTAGAAGCACGATAGATAACCCCCTTATGCCCCTGATTTTGGTCTGCGTAACTTATTATATATTCCCAATCGGTATTTTTTTGTAACCACTTGATTGTTTTAGATATAAAATAGGATTCAGCGTTTTTTGGTGTATCATCTACCAAACACAACCTCCGTAACTCCAAAACCTTATCGGGACGGGATGGGTGATATGTCTGCCCAGCAGATGGGCCTGCGGGGCGTGTGTAAATACAAACCCCAATTATTTGGGGCATACCAAAATTTCCTTCCCTAAGTAGAATAAATGCGTGTTTTGTTTGTATATTTACATAATCAGAGTAGTGCCACTTTTTCAAAAAGGCACGAATGTTCTCATTAAATGTAGTATGTTCTACTGTGTATGTTTTTACTAAACCCATTCTACACAATATACAACAGAAAAGTTAATTATCCAAATAAAAATGTTTTGGGTTCTTCATTTACCCACTCTATTGGAACTTGCTTCGTAGCCCACTTAAAACCATTTTTATCTGCCCACATACCATATGTAGTTTTTGACCTTTTATTTAATTTTGCGTTTGGGTTCTGAAATACAATTCGTATATCCAAATCAGGCTTTTGGGCTTTTATTAGTAGATGTTTTTTTCTATCCTCTAAAGTAAACCTACCTTTTGTTTCTATGAAAATACCATTCGGTAATCTGAAATCAGGTTTGTATGTATGATTTGTTGCGGGTTTAGTATAAGATATTTGGTGTTTTTCGTATTCACCATCAATACCTATTTGTTTTAATTCTTCCGAAACTTTATCCTCTAAACCCGAGCGATGCCCTTTGGTTCTTTGGATGTGACCCCAATTTTTTGGCATAATTAATCTATATCAAATTTTACATTTATAAATAAGTCCGTAATTGTACTTTTCTTTAACGGAACTCCCAACTTTGCAACAGCCATCATTTCTTCATCATCATTATATAACCCAATGGTTGTTATGTAAGGTGAAAATGTAGAAGAGGTTGTAAATCCAGCTCTCGTTCCATATGAGCCGCTGATAATTGATGTTGGGTGGGTAGATACATTAAATTCATCTTTTCCAATATGACAAAGTAAGCTAACTTCTTCTATTGCTTTTGTTGCTTTATAGTTTACAGTAAACCCTTTATCAGAACTATAATCCCAATTACCATCACCTAAAAAGGTATGTTGATTATTAGAACCAGTATTTGTCATAACAATCAAACCCTGTCTATAAAAAACATAACCATATGTTGCAGATGATGAAACTATAGTTCCCCATTCATCTTCTACTTTTACATCCGTATAATATCTATAATTTGTAGTTGAGCCTGAATAGTTTGTTATGTTTACGGATGATGGTTTTATTTCAAACCCGTATCTATAAACTGGAATGGACAAAACTGATGCGGTATCGTATAATTTTATCCTACTATCATCTGCAAAGTATAATTGATTAAGGCTTTTCCACAAACTTTTTTGATAAACACCACTTAACCCATCGTATGTAGAACTTTGTGTTAAATCGGTAGATGTAAATTCAAACGCACCACTAACAGCAGGTTTTATCGCTCTTAATGTGGATATTCCAAATGATGTATAATGGTTTGAATCCGTTACCTCATAGCTTTTATGGGTAATAAACTTACGTTCTTGTGAAAATAATTGGTCTATTCTTTTAAACCCAATACTAATAGTTTCGGAATCACCACCCCTTAATACAATTTTTTTTTCTGCCATTAATCATTACGATTTAAAAATCTAATTTTACTTTTAAAAGAATCTCATTAGCAAATGATTTCAAAATGGGTTGCGATAGTTTTGCAACTGCTAATAATTCATTTGAGTCATTATATAATCCAGTTGTAGTAATATATGATTTTGGGTCATTAACAAATGTTGGTTGAGATAATGTGTAACCGCCATTTGCCGAAGATGTTACATAAGATGGATTGTTACTAAAGTTAAACTTACTGTTTCTAACTCTTAAAAAGTAATAAGTAGATTTAACTTCTTCTTCATTTCTGGCTTTAAATGCGTTATTGGTTGAATCAACTGCTGCTGACCTACTAATAGCAGAAAATAACTTAAATGAGTTGTCCCCATTTGCATTTGATGCAGTTGCGGTAGTCATTGATGCGGATGCATCTAATGCGGTACCTGATAATACAATTACACCTCTTTGTGGGTAAACACGCCCATAAGTTAAAGTAGTAGAAGGAACACTTACACCAGATGATAATGAACCTGAAACAACATTATAGTATTCTTGTTCAGCGGAATTTAATTGTGCTGTATCATCGGAATCATCTATTAATTTTATTTGCTTACCAGAACCACTCAATGTCAATTCCCAATTTCCTCTATCTAATTTATCCTTTAATCTACTTCTTTTGAAATTGATAACATAAATTGAGTTTTCTTCACCCACACCTGTGAAATTGAATTTTGTGGTTGATGATGGTAAAAGTGTTTGTTGATATTGTGCATAAATTGCACGAGATGGTGAATCGGCAAATCCAATACCCGCAGC